AGACTAGGAGTATTAGTTAAATCAGATAATAAAACATGGTATCTTACCAGAGATTATTATATGTGGTTAAACTTCTTACCTATCTTTGATAAGGAACAACAAAAGTTTGACTTTGCTCAAATAAGGGATGCACAATATCATATGGCATTATATGAGGTACTTGCAGAACTATTCTATTTACATGCTGCTATATTAAAGAAAAGACAGATTGCATCTAGTTATTTTCATGCAGGTAAACTAATTAATCAGTTATGGTTTGAGGCAGGGGTTACTCTAAAGATGGGAGCTAGTCTTAAAGATTACATTAATGAGAAAGGAACATGGAAATTTCTAAATGAATATGCTGCATTCTTAAATGAGCACACTGCTTGGTATAGACCAATGTCTCCAGATAAAGTAATGATGTGGCAACAAAAGATTGAAGTAAGAAAAGGAGATAGAAAAGCTGAGGTAGGATTAAAAGGAACATTGCAAGGAATGTCTTTTGATAAAGATCCAACAAATGGAGTAGGTGGACCAGTTAAATACTTCTTTCATGAAGAGGCAGGTATTGCTCCTAAGATGAATACAACATTTGGATATATTAAACCAGCTCTTAAATCAGGTATGATTACTACAGGATTATTTATTGCAGCAGGATCTGTAGGTGATTTAGATCAATGTGAACCATTAAAGAAAATGATTCTAGATCCAGAAGCAAATGATATCTATTCTGTAGAGACAGACTTATTAGATGAACAAGGTACTTTAGGTAAGTCAGGTTTATTTATTCCTGAACAATGGTCAATGCCTCCTTACATAGATGAATATGGTAATTCACTTGTAGAAGAAGCATTACAAGCATTAGATGATTATTTTGAGAAGATAAAGAAATCTATGGATCCTGAAGATTATCAATTAGAAATATCTCAGCATCCTAGAAATATAGCAGAAGCATTTAAACATAGAAAAGTATCTAAGTTTCCATCACATCTTGTAACTGCTCAAATAAGAAGAATAGAAGATAAAGAATATGCCTATGAATATTTAGATATATCTAGAGATGAAACAGGAAAGATTAAAGTAAAAGATAGTAATAAGTTACCAATATCTGAATTTCCAATAAGTAAAAAGACTGAAGATAAAACAGGATGTTTAGTTGTATGGGAAAGACCTATCAAAGATCCAGTATATGGCCAGTATTATGCATCTATTGACCCTGTAGCAGAAGGAAAGACAACTACCTCAGACTCATTGTGTTCTATTTATGTAATGAAAGCTCCTGTAGAAGTAACTAAACATGTAGCTGGAGAATCAGAAACTTATATAGAACAAGATAAAATAGTAGCAGCATGGTGTGGAAGATTTGATGATATTAAACAAACACATGAAAGATTAGAAATGATCATAGAGTGGTATAATGCTCAGACTGTAATTGAGAATAATATTTCTTTATTTATCTTATATATGATATCTAGAAAAAGACAAAGATATCTAGTTCCCAAAAACCAAATAATGTTCTTAAAAGACTTAGGTGCAAATGCTAACGTCTTCCAGGAGTATGGATGGAGAAATACAGGAGTACTATTTAAGCATCATTTATTAAGTTATGTCATAGAATACTGTAAAGAAGAATTAGATACAGTAACTAAACCTGATGGAACTATAGTAAGAACAACTTATGGTGTAGAAAGAATTCCTGATATTATGTTACTTAAAGAAATGCATGCATATACAGATGGTTTAAACGTGGATAGATTAGTTGCATTTTCTGCAATGGTTGCATTTATGAGAATACAACAAGCAAATATAGGATATGCTAAAAGAGTTATTATGGATGATGCAAGTAAAAACTTGCAAAAGTCAGAAAATTTGTTTAAATTAAATAGCAGTCCTTTCCGTCATATGGGAGGAAGAGGTACTAATGTTAACGGTCAATATATTAAAAGATCAGCATTTAAAAATTTTAAATAAAAGACATGCAAGTATTAAATGCAATGCAGCTTAAAGCTGGAGCTAAAGTAGAAAAGCAAAGAATGGGTGGTATAACCCAACCATTGCAATTTATTTCTAAAGCAGATAAAAATGAAGAATGGGCTGCTTGGAACTGTGATTGGCTAGAATGGCAAGGATTAAAACAAATAAGAAGAAATGCCAGAAGGCTAATGAAGAACTATAAACTTGCAAAAGGTATTATAGATAAGTCTGATTATATTGTTGAAGAAAATAATGAATATAGAGATGTTGTAGAAGTACTTACAAGAGCAGATGATACAGCATTAGAATTAAAATTCTATCCAATTATACCAAATGTTATTAATGTATTAGTAGCTGAATTTGCTAAAAGATCTACTAAACTTACATATAAAGCTGTTGATGAGTTCTCATATAATGAGATGCTTGAACAAAAAAGAAAATCTGTTGAAGAAGTATTATTATCAGATGCTCAAATTAAAATTTCTGCAGCTCTAATGGAGCAAGGAATGGATCCACAATCAGAAGAAGGACAACAAGAGTTATCTCCAGAAAAATTAAAAACACTTCCAGAAATAGAACAATACTTTAGAAAGGATTATAGGTCCATGATTGAAGAGTGGGCAACTCACCAACATAAGGTAGATGTAGAAAGATTTGGAATGAATGAACTTGAAGAAAGAGGATTCAGAGATATGCTTATTACAGATAGAGAATTCTGGCATTTTAAAATGATGGAAGATGATTATGAAGTAGAATTATGGAACCCTGTAGTTTCCTTTTATCATAAATCTCCAGATGCTAGATATATATCTCAAGGAAACTGGGCTGGTAAAATAGACATGTATACTATAGCAGATGTTATAGACAAGTATGGTTATTTAATGACAGAAGATCAAATGGAATCTTTAGAAGCATTATATCCTGTTAGAGCTTCTGGATATAATATTGGTGGATATCAAAATGATGGTAGTTTTTATGATGCTACTAAGTCACATGATTGGAATACTGATATGCCTTCTCTTGGTATGAGACAATATACTTCTGCTATGGCAGGTAATGTAACAAATGGTGGTGATATTATTAGTCAGATCTTAACTGAAGGTGAAGATATTTATGACCAAGGAACAGCCTACTTATTAAGATGTACAACAACTTATTGGAAATCTCAAAGAAAAGTTGGACATCTTGTTAAAGTATCAGAACAAGGAGAAGTTACAAATGAAATTATTACAGAAGATTATAAGGTAACTGACAAACCTATATATGACACAAGATTATTTAAAAATAAAACTAAAGATAATATTGTATTTGGAGAACATATAGACTGGATATGGATTAATGAAGTATGGGGTGGTGTAAAGATAGGACCAAATATTCCATCTTTTTGGGGCATGAATAATCCAGGAGGATTTGCACCAATGTATTTAGGTATTGATAAATCTAAAATTGGACCATTAAAATTTCAATTTAAAGGAGATTCATCTATCTATGGTTGTAAATTACCTGTAGAAGGATCTATCTTTTCAGATAGGAATACTAAGTCTACAGCTTTACTTGATTTAATGAAGCCATATCAGATTGGATATAATATAGTAAACAACCAGATTGCTGACATATTAGTAGATGAGTTAGGTACTATTATCATGCTAGATCAGAACACTCTTCCTAAGCACTCTTTAGGAGAAGACTGGGGTAAGGGTAATTATGCTAAAGCATACATGGCAATGAAGAACTTTCAGATGCTTCCTCTTGATACTAGTATTACTAATACAGAGAATGCACTTAACTTTCAACATTTCCAGAAACTAGATCTATCTCAGACAGAAAGATTAATGTCAAGAGTAAGTTTAGCTAATCACTTTAAACAACAAGCATTTGAAGTAATAGGCCTTAATCCACAAAGGATGGGACAACAGATTGCACAAATGACTGCTACAGGAGTAGAACAAGCTACTGCAGCATCTTATGCTCAAACAGAAATATTCTTTATACAGCATTGTGATTATCTAATGCCAAGAGTACATCAGATGAGAACTGACTTAGCTCAATATTATAATTCAACTAAACCATCTACAAGATTAACTTATATGACATCTGCTGATGAAAAAGTTAATTTTGAAATTAATGGTACTGACTTATTAATGAGAGATCTTAATATCTTCTGTAGTACTACTGCAAATCATAGAGCTATCCTAGAACAACTTAAGCAAATGGCAATGCAAAATAATACTACAGGAGCTAGTATATATGACTTAGGTAGAATAGTACAATCAGACTCTATTGCTGAACTTACTTCTATAATGAAAGATGCTGAAGCTAAACAACAAAAAGCACAACAACAAGAATCAGAGTCTCAGCAAAAAATGCAGACAGAACAAATTCAAGCTAAAGCTCAAGAAGAACAACTTAAGAGACAGTATGAAGAAACTCAAGCTGACAAGGATAGACAAAATCAAGTTCTTGTTGCTGAAATTAAAGCTTCTGGTTTTGGTGCTATGCAAGATGTTAATAAAAATGAAATGTCAGATTACCAAGACTCAATGAAAGATATAAGACAAACTGAACAGTATCAGTCACAAACAGCACTTCAAAGAGAAAAGCAAAGTAATGATATGGTAAAGCATTCTCAGAAATTAAGTGTAGAACAACAAAGGTTACAAAGTCAGCAAGAAATAGCTAATAAACAATTAGAAATTGCTAGAATAAACAAGAATAAATTTGATTCAAAATCTAATGATAAAAAGAAATAAACCTTTAGCTATATAGTGCTAAAATAAATTTTTTTATTTTAAATATTTAAAATTTAATTAGTATATTATAATAACAACCAATAAAAAACCAAACAATGAATAATGACACTAATGAGGCAACTCAAATACAAGATTCTACAACGGTAGGACAAGCAGATGTAAATATTGATGAACTCTTTGGATTACCAGGTGCAGAGAATGTAATGTTACCAGAAGATGGTGAAGAACCTGAGAAACCAAAAACTATGTTTACTAAAGAAGTAGTAGACACCACGTTCCTTGACAAGCCTGTAGCTAAAGAAGCTATAGCACTGAAAGAAGAAGTAAATGAAGCAATAGCTGAACTTGATGATTTAATATCTCAAGAAGAAGATGCTGGTAATAAAGGAAGACCTAAAGTAGATAAGTCAGGTCTTTTAGAGTTAGCATCTAAGATGATTGAAGAAGGAGCTTTAGTAGCATTTGATGATGATAAACCATTAGAAGAATACACTACTAAAGACTTTAGAGAATTATTTGAAGCTAATGCAACAGAGAGAGAGAATAAAGTAAGAGAAGATGTTCCAAGAGAATTCTTTAATGCTTTACCAGAAGAACTTCAATATGCTGCTAAGTATGTAGCTGATGGAGGACAAGACTTAAAAGGTCTTTTTAGAACTCTTGCTCATGTAGAAGAAATGAGACAACTTGATACTACTAATGAGTATGATCAAGGAGAAATTGCAAGACAATATTTACATGCTACTAATTTTGGAACAGCAGAAGAAATTGAATCAGAAATTCAAGACTGGAGGGATTTAGATAGATTAGAACAAAAAGCTAATCAATTTAAACCTAAGTTAGATAGAATGCAAGATGAGATAATTGCACAACAGTTGGCAGAACAAGAATATAAAAAAGAACAACAACAGCATGCTGCTAAAACATATACTGATAACATATATAATACATTGTCAGTAGGTGAGTTAGGAGGAATTAAGTTAGATAAGAAAGTACAAAGCATGTTGTATTCAGGATTAGTTCAGCCAAGTTATCCTTCTATATCAGGAAAACCTACTAATTTGTTAGGCCACCTTTTAGAAAAGTATCAGTTTACTGAACCAAGACATGATTTAATTGCAGAAGCACTTTGGTTACTTTCAGATCCTAATGGTTATAAGAACAAAGTAAGAGAGCAAGGTTCAAGAACTGCAACAGAAAAAGTAGTAAGACAATTAAAAACAGAAGAAGCAAGAAAAATTACATCTTCTGTACAACAAGAAAAAGAAGAACCTAACAGAACTTCAGCAAATAAACAACAAAAAACAATTTCCAGAAATGGTGGAAATATGTTTAGAAGATTTTAATAAATAAGTAACAAATAAAACAAATATAAAAATGGCAACTCCAGTAATGAACAATGGCATATTCCTACGGGATACAGCCTATGCGGCAAGTTCCCATGTGGATTCATACCACTTGGTAAACATGCTGAAAGATGCAGAACCAATGGACTTAGGTCCAGTAGACCTTTGGGCAATGGCTCAAAGAGTTGAAATGCCTCTTTACCAATTATCATCTTTTGGTGGTAAGAATGTAATTAATGTTGATAATGCTCGTGGAGAGTACAAGTGGCAGACTCCTGTCTCTACTGATCTTCCTTACATTATTGAAGACATTGAGTCAGGTAATGACTTTAAAGGTATAGATGGTACAACCTTCCGTATCAAGTTAAACAAAAGAGAATTTGGACATGGTGATATTATCACATATGACAAATACAATGGTTGTGAGATGTACATCACTGCAGAAGATATTCTTCCAATGGGTGATGGATTTATCTACACAGTACAGTTAGTTAACAATGATAACTATAAGTTTTTAGATAACAAATATTTATCTAATGGTACTAAAGTTTTCAGAAAAGGTTCTGCCCGTGGTGAATATGGTGAGAGATTCTCTGACATTATCACTAACACAGGTTTCCGTGAATTTTACAACTATGTAGGTGGAGCAGAAGCTCACGTACATTATTCTGTATCTTCAAGAGCAGACTTAATGATCAAAGGTGGAATGAATGCAGATGGTACAGTTCCTGTAACTGAAATCTGGAGAACATTTGACAAAAACATAGATCCTTCTATCTCATCTTTGGATGATATGGTTAAGGTTATGGGTAAAGACAAAGTAAAAAAAGCATTTGATAATGGAGATCTTTCTAGAACTTTCTTAACTAATATGGAAGCTGCTCACCTTTCTAAGGTAGCAACTGACATTGAGACCTACTTAATGTGGGGTCATGGTGGTAGAGTTCGTCAAGATGGACCAGATGATGTTAGGTTGTCAGTAGGTTTATGGAAGCAGTTAGATAACTCTTTCAAAAGAGTATACAACAAGAATAACTTTACACTTGACTTGTTCCGTGGAGAAATCTATAACTTCTTTAATGGTAAGGTTGAATTCCAAGGTCCAGATCCTAAGCGTTCTCTA